GAAGCCGCCGGTGCCCGACTCGGCGCGGAGGCTTTCGGGGCGGCGGCCTTGGGCGCAGCGGTCTTGGGGGCTGCGGCGGGGGCTTCATCGCTGAACAAGAACGCTTTGATCTTGTTGCTCGCTTTGTAGCCGTTGCTAGCGGGCTCGATCGAAACCGCTGCCCGGAACGGTTTTTCTAGCAGCTTGTCGGTGTCGTCGGCTTCGGGCTTACCGCACGCCGTGGCCCAGGCGACGAGCTGCTGACGGCCGATGCGCTGCGCCTTCTCGCTCGGGTTGTTGATGTTGAAGTTCTGCCACAAGAGGCGGCCGGCGTGTTCACCCTTGACGACTTCAAACTTCGCCTTGATGTACGAGCCGGTTCCGGCGCTGGTGGACTTCTCCTCGGCGTCGAGCGCTTTCAAAATGTACTCACCCTCGGGAATAGGGTCATACTCGGCGGGGGCGGAAACATCAACTTCTGAACTATCAAATCCAAACTTTGCCATGATAAGGAGCTCCTTTAATTAAGCGGCAATGGGGATGAGTTTTTCGAGATTCTCAATCTTCATCTCAATCTCTTCGGGGCAACCGTAACGGTTCTTTGCGGCGTAGGCGGGGTTCTCAACAAAGTGCAGCAGTCGCTCGCCGGTCGTCACGCCTCGGGTCTTTTGATTGTTGAACCCGGTGTCAGACTTGCGGATGATGACTTTGAACGCCGCGAACGCTATGACGTCTGCCCACTCCTGAAGCAGCGCGTTGCAGCGGTTGGGCAGTTTGGGCTGATAACGGTCATACGGCTCGGTGCGGGGGTCTTCGAATTTCACGACCGCCGCATGCGCAATCAACACCACGTTCATCCCGCGCTTGAGCCGTAGCACGTCCAACCCCTGCAGGATCTCACGAAACTCCTCCGCTACAAGCATCTGCCCCTTGCCGTAGGCGAGGTCTTTAGCCTCATGCGAGGACTCCACATTGCTCACGATGAGCGGCTCGATCAGCCAGTCAACCGAATCAACAACCACAGTTTTGAACTGATGGTCTTCTTTGATGAGCGTCTTAATGCTGTCGACCACGTCGCTGATTTTCATCGCTCGGGGAAAGCTCGTCACGTCTAGCGAGTCGAGACCGTCCTCGGTGCTGATAAAAATCGGACTCGGGAACTGGCTAGCGAGTGTCGACTTACCTATCCCGTGACCGCCGTAGATGACAAAACGCGGGGGAACGGCTTGCTTACCCCGGCGCAGCGTATCCTGCCAGCTGCTAGGGGTGGGTTGCTTCTCTTTTGACATTTTGTTTCTCCTTTCTGAGTAGAGGCGGTTAGTCGTCCGCCGTTGGGAAATCGTCGTGGTCCTCGGCACCCTGCCCAAAGTCCCACTGATGTGTGATGTACTGGAACAGTTCGCGGTCCCAGCTCAAGAGGTTCAGCTTGTAGTCCTGCTCGGTGGCCAGCGCGGCACATATGGCGCACAGCGACGGATCCCCAACCATCAGCAGGTAGTCCCCCGGCTCCCATTCGCTCAGCACTCGCCGGGCCTTGGCGATCATCATGCGAGTGTTGTACGGTTTTCGAGGCCGGCTGAACACTGCCCGCAGCTGACCGAAGCGCCGGGCGTCGCTGAGGTCTTTGCTGTTATCAACCTGCACGACGAATACGGTGCGGGTGTTACCGGGTTGTTGTGATGTTGTCATTTTTGCGTTTCCTAGGTTGTTTAGGCGGCGGAGCGATGAGCGCGAGCTCTTCGGGAGTGAGATAGCTTTCGCAACCCACCGCCACTGCGATCTTGAGAGCTTCCTTTTGATACCACGTGTAGTCGAGATCAGCCGGGTGTTTAACAAAGTCCTCAACGGTCATGCAGGCTCGAGCACCGTCGGTCTTAGGCACTTTATTATTGTTCTTGAGGTAACGTATCGGCTCGAGCGCCGGGTCGTTTGATTGATACCACCGCACCACGCGACCCAGGTACTGCCCCGCCTGAGCGCCGCCACCCGTGACGTTACGCGCTGAGATGAAATCGCGAAACGGCGCAGCGTATATTGTGTCGAGCAGCGGGGTGCCTCGGGCTAACCACTGCCCCACGGCATCGGCGCAGACCTGCGCGGTGGGGTTTTTCTTGAGCGACAACGGCGCGTAAATGCCTTTAACTTTTAGCGAGCGATCAGGTTTGACGGCGATGTAATTGTTGACGTCCTTTAGCGCAAGAACGCGGTACGGCGTAAACTCGAACACAAACCGCGAAACCTCGCTAAAGCGACCAATGACTTTCTGAATCGTAGTCTCAAGCGACGCGTGATACCGAATAGCGATTCCGTCGGTGTTGGCTGAGAGCGTTACAGCCCCCGCGAGTTCCAACCACTCGATGAGCATCAGCAACGTAAACTGACCCGTAAGGGTAACGGCCAACATCAGGTCCGGCGAGTACAACACCGAGTATCGGCTAGCGAGTTTGCCGAACGTGCCGTTTAGGGAAATCTTGAGCGTCTCGCCCGTGGTCTTATCACCAGAACGCTTTGCTTCTAGCCGCCGTTCGTAGATTTTACGATACTCGCGGACGAAGTCCTCACCCAGTCCGGCAGGCACGAAACCGCACTCTAGAATGATACTGGGGTAGAAGCTAGCGGCGTCAATATCACAGATGACGTCGGCCCCCGCAACGTGACAAACTTTTCGGTCATGAACACTGTGTATGCCCCCCACGCCGAGTTGATACTCCCCGTGGCCGAACGGGATAGTGGCGTGCCCTAGGAACTCAGGCAGCACAACGTGCCCGGTGCTGGGGTTCATCTCGAACGTGTGCGCCGCGACGCGCTCCAAAAGCTGTTGAAGCGCCAGGTCACGGAAGCTTAAGAATTTAGGCGGAACGTAGCGCACGCTCTTCGGCACTTCGTTTTCCCGGCGCTTCAGCCCCATGCTAGTGATGTACGCCTGCTCGGCCATCTGCGAATCGGACTTACTGCGCATATCAACGCCGTAACGCCGGCTCATCTCGACGCGCAGCAGGACTTCTTTCTCAAGGTGCCGTAACAGCTCCGCCGTTGTCTCGACGTCATTGTGGCAATACTCAAGAAGGGTCGCCTCCTGCTCGGGACGTATCAGTTCAGCGTGATGAATTGGAAGGTCTTGAAGTCGCGGCATATGCATCCGCGCTCCGTAGGCCTTTAGGCTCACGAACGACGGCGCAACCTCAATCAGGTCAATCCAGTCGAATCGAACCTCGGGCAACATGAACTTACGCATCGCGGCCCAAGGCGCAAGGCGGTTGTTGATGACGTCGTCGGCGATGCGTTTGATTTCGGCCTCTGTGCGGGCGCTGCAAAACGCCGCCACAATGACGTTGTCGAACTCCCGCGAGTTGAACCCTACAAAAGTCGCCCCCGAGCTCAAGAACGCCTTGAGCTTGGCGGGGCTGTCGGGCTGGTGCCGCCACAAGTCAAACCACTCGCCGGTGTCTGGGTTTTTGGCACAGAACAACGTGCGGTTGCGGTAAGTTTCGGTATCAAACACCCAGGTGCTCATCGATCTTGATTTGTGTAACCTGCGGTGGGTTCAGAGCCGTCAGTAAAGGCAACGCTCTCGAGTTCGATGAGCTTCTCAAGGAAGTGCTGAGCTTTCTGCAAGTCCTGCAAGCCGTTCTTTTCGTGATAACGCTCGACGTACTTAGTGATGCAACCGATGAAGTAACCGCGACCGTAAAGCCGCCACTGGCGGTCCCAATGTTCTTCGCCGCCTTTTTTGTAGTGATTTCCGCCGACTTGTTTTTCGTTAGCCTTCATAACGCAACCCCTTGATGATGTTGAAAAGATCGAGCTCCCGGCCTGACAGAATAAGCTCATGCGCGTAAGCCACGTAACGGTCATGCACCTCGAGCATGCGCCGGTTGCCGAGCTGCACCTCACGTAGGCAAAATACCGCCCCGTGGGCTATGTCGGCGAGTTTGAGCGTGCGTTGGTCGCAGGCGTTGAGTTCGGGGTACATGATGCCCGCGTCAAGCATCAACCGGCGCTCAAGCTCATCAACCTGATCGCCGATGCCGTATTCGCGTTTCGCGGGCGAGGGGATATCGCCCGTGTACTGCTCGGCGAGGTCATGAAACAGCGCAGCCAAAATCAACTGCCGACTGGCGTCCGGGTTTAGCAGCAGCGCAAAACACGCTACACCGTGCGAATGATGACCCACGGTTTCATTTTGAAGGGTTGTGAGGGTGTGAAAGCGTTTGACTTCGCTTCCGTTGATGATGAACTGAAGGGTTTTTCTCATATCGAAGTTCTCAAGTTAAAAGTTATAAAGCTAGAACGGTTAAGTATAGGTCGCATTTTTCGAAACGCAAAATCAGCGCTGACGAGCTGCTTCTCGCCGCTCAACCCAGCTCATCGCAGCGTAGCGCCAGTCTTCCGCACCCACCGAGGCGGCCTCTTTTCGGCCCGTTTCGCCGGCCCGGCGAGCCGCGCTCACCATAGCCATAGGTCGCGCCACGTCGCTCAGGAACGTGTTGCGGTACGGGTTAGGAGCCAACGGGTCAACGCAGAACCACTCGCACTCGTACAAGAACAGCTGCGGGTCTGGATCGATCATCAGCGGTCGGGGTTTCACGAGTCCCCGCCAGTAACGGTCGTAATCGCTCGACTGGGGCGGGAGGGT